TAACGAAGAAGAGAAAAAAAAGTTTTCTTCTGAAATAAAAATGTTTAAACCTTCAGATATAAGAAATACAATATTTGAAGAAGAAAAAATGAATTTATGGCAGAGAATCAAGAGAGTTTTAGGGGTGATTTAGAAAAACTGGCTCAAATTTCAGATTTACTTGAAAGTTCATTTATCAAAAATGAAAAAGTTGAATTAAAGGTGTCTTTGGATGAAGGCACCTTTTCTAATCTATTACAACATCTGATGTTGAATCAAAATGAAAAAAAATGCACGATACAAATTTCAAACGTTGAATTTACCTTTTTGAGAAAGTAGTTTTTTGTCTGTATAAATTTTTCTTATCAAAACCCATCTCTTCTAAAACGCTGTAAATCCATTTTCTTTGTGCGTTTGATACATCCCTAACAATAATAGCATCCATCCTTGAATTTTCATAAAAGTGTTTTTCTAAAATATTTAAAAACCTAAAAGACTCATCAATGTCTTTCAATGAAAATAGACTTATAGTTTCATTTATCTGTATACATATTTTGTTGTTTAATGAAAAGATGTTTTTCAACTCATTATTACTACAGTACTCCTTTAAAAAATCTGAAAAACTAATTTTGTCTTTAAGTTGATAATCATATATCTTTTCTTCCACATTGTATTTTTCAATATCAATAAAAACGTAATCCTTATCCTGTAAGTTTGCAACATGATTTCTACCCAAATCATCAACAAAATGTAAAGTATTTTGAACATTGGATTGATTTGTTAGTAAACCAATGTGGTAATCGACTGGTGTTGCATTTTCTATTTTCTTATCAAAAACTATTTCTTTATTTTGTTTTACAAGTTTTTTAAAAAAAGACATGGCGTTTTTTTCTGTAGAATAACGTTTGATAATTTTTCTTTTTTTCCTATTCTTAAAAAGAACTATTATATAATTTGACATTATGAAAAACTATTACGAAATATTAGGTGTAAGTGAAAATGCAACACAAGATGATATAAAAAAAACATATAAAAAACTAAGTAAGCAATACCATCCAGATGTAAACCCAAACGGTGAAGAAAAATTTAAAGAAATCTCTGAAGCTTATGATATTTTAAAGGACGACAATAAAAGAAGTGATTACGACATGAAACGTAGAAACCCATTTGGAAATGGTGGGTTCGGGTCAATTTTTGAGGAAATGATGGGACATTCACAAAGACAACCTAAACCGGCTGACAAAATTATTGAAATAGTAGTTACCCCTGAAGAATCCTATAAAGGTGTGGAAAAAACAATCGAAGTTGACACAAATAAATCTTGTGAAAGTTGCACGGGAACTGGTGGAACTAAAAAAACATGCACAAGATGTGCAGGTAGAGGGTTTATTATACAAACAGTTGGTACGGGATTTTTCAAAACACAAATGCAATCAAATTGTTTCGAATGTAAAGGGACTGGTGAACATTTAATTGACGCGTGTGGGGTTTGTTATGGTAATGGGGTTATTTCTAACCACAGCAAGTTTAATGTACAAATACCAAACAATGTAGATAATGGTGACTTTATGAGAATGAGAGGTATGGGGGATGAAATACCTAAATATGGTAGGGGCGATTTAATTTTAAAAGTTTTGTGTATGAAACACAACAATTTTGAAAAATCAGGAAATGATTTGATTTATTATCTAAAATTAAATTTCAAAGACTTATTAATAAACGACCAAGTTGAAATACCTCACCCTGATGGTAATATAAAAATAAATCTACCTGAAGGATTTGATACTGAAAAACCATTAAGACTTTTCAAAAAAGGATATAAAGTTGATGGTGCTGTTGGTAATTTTTACATAAAAATAAGCATACAGAATAATCTGACTTTAACTAACGAACAAAGAGAACAAATTAATAATATATTAAAATAAAGACATTATATTTTTAACGATTTCTATTGTTCCGTAGACCGCCGCGATTAACATGTAAACCGCCAAAATAGTAATCCAAATTTGAGAGTTGGACATACCCTTTTTACAAATACTACACTCCACTTCTGTTGCTTTTTCTTTTTTCATACCTATAATTTATGTATTAATCATTTGAAAATAAATATCAAAATTATTTTTATTTATTAACGCACTTTTATTATAATATTGATATTTATAATATATGAGTAAACTTGGAAGACCAAAAAAAAATGAAGAAAACAAAAAAGTTAAATACGGTATTAGTATAGATAGATTTTTGTTTGATAAAATGAAAAATGAAAATATTAGTATATCTAAATTCATTCAAGATTTAGTAAAGGAATATTATGATAAGAAAAAAATTTAATGAAGATTATTTTAAGACGATTGATACTCCAGATAAGGCTTATTTTCTTGGTTTTATCTATGCTGATGGATGTTTAATTGACAATCCAAAAGAATATAGATATAAATTAAATATTAAAATTCATAATAAAGATGAAGATATATTAAAAAAGTTTATATCCTTATTAGATAGTGAAGTTGAAATATGGAGAAGTAATCATAGAGAAATTTCTGAAATCGGGTTTTCAAGTAAGAAAATGATAAATGACTTAAAAAAGATTGGATTACACCCAAACAAAACTTATACAATAAGTTACCCTAAAATTGATGAAAATCTTGAAAGACATTTTTTACGAGGATATTTTGATGGTGATGGGTGTATTAGAATAAATGAAGACAAAAAAGATAATTCTAAACGAGGGGACTTGAGAATTGTTGGTGGGTCAGTTAATTTCATAAATACTTTAAATGAAAGGATGGGTAAATTATTTGGAGTTAATGTTAATAAACTTTACGGACCAAAAAATAAAGAATATAAATTTGTTGGGTGGGCAGGTATGTCAGATATTGAAAAGATTTACAATGGGTTTTATTCTGAAACGGACTTGTTTTTAAATAGAAAAAAGATTATCTTTGATGAGGTTATTAATATAATTAGTAGTAAAAATAAATATAGAAAAAAATAATAGTTTTGGTTTCATACATTGGCGGTAAGAGTAAAATTGGAAAGTGGATAGTCCCTTTCTACGATAAAAATATGGAGGTCTATTTAGAGACTTTTGGAGGAATGTTTTGGTGTTTCTATAATATGGACCTAAAACAGTTCCCGAATCTTAAAAAAGTGGTTTATAATGATTTTAATCCACTGAACTATAATCTATTCAAGTGTGTTCAAAACCCAACTGAATTGTTACGAGCAATTAACTCTATTGATTGTCAAAAACAAGGTGTGGACATCACTCCTGAGATTTATAGAAATCAATTTGTAAGCTTTCAGGCTGAAGTTTTTAATGAAGGTTTCAGCGTAGAACCTGGCGATTACGAGGTTGCAGCCAAATACGTTTATATTCTAACACAAGTATTTAGTGGGTCAAAACCTGAAACATCTAACTTTATTGACCTTAAAGGGAAGTATAAATCAAAATATCTTACCTTTAGAGATAAGTTATCAAAACCTGATTGGGTAGACCATTTTTTAAAGATTACAGATGTAGAAAATATGGATTTTGCTGACGTTATTAATAAATACGACTCACCATCCACTTACATCTATTTGGACCCACCTTATTGGAAAACTGAGAATTACTACTCTAATCATGATTTTGATAGACAAGACCACGAAAGATTGGCAAATGTTTTACATAATGTTCAGGGTAAATTTTCATTATCATATTACGATTTTGACTTATTACATCAGTGGTTTCCTGAAGACCAATACAATTGGGTTAAAAAAGAGTTTGCAAAAGCTGCCGCCGCCAAGAAAGGAGAAAAACAAAATATGGGTGAAGAATTACTCATTATGAACTACTAAGTTTTATTTTTTTTAAAATTTGCAATATTTATATATAAAATTAAAAAGATGGCGATTAGATTTACTAATATATTACGAGACATAATAGTTGAAAGTTCAAGATTTCAAGTTTTATTTGACAAATTTGTTAAACCAAAAGAAAGGGGGCAAAAAGGTATTATGCCTTTTGAAACTTTATTTGCATTAATTGCTGCCGACCCAACAACAAGAGTTCCTGAAGGTATGGATATTGATTCAGTGAAACCTGAAGATATGGAAAAGGTAAAAATTGGTAAGTACGCTCAGTGGTTGTTGAAAAACTTTGTGACACCTAAATTACCATCAGACCACCCACTAATGGTTTCTGACCCACAATCAGGACAATATAAATCAGCACTTAAACAATACCAAGATTTATTCTTAGAAGACTTGTATAAAGTAACTGGAGACTTACAAAAGTTTGAAAGATTTAAAAATAGACTACCTCAAGAAGCAAGAGATATTAATAAATTAACACCTGAGACATTATATGATTATGTTAAAGATTTTAGTTTAGAAAAAACTAAAGCAAGTGCGACTGAAAAGAAAGAAGCTTCTAAAACTTACGCTCACCCTGGAGCTGATATTGTTTATAGAGGTCAAAATTGGACAGTTGCAAGAATTTCAGACACCGGTAAATTAGGTAAAGATGCCGCATGTTTCTACGGAGGTTCATATCAAGAACCTGGTAAAGGTGAAACAAGATGGTGTACATCATCACCAGGTCTTACTTGGTTTGATAGATACATCAAGGATGGACCTTTATATGTGGTTATACCAAATTCAGGAATGAAGTATACCGCCGATAAAGAATATGGTGAAGTTTCTGGACTTCCGGCGTATAGGTACCAATTCCACTTCCCATCTAATCAATTTATGGACCCAGCAGATAGACAAATTGATTTAGTTGACTTTTTAAATACTAATGAAGAAGGTTTGAAAGAATACTTTAAATTTGAGTTTATGAAAGGTTTATCTACTGCAGGAGGAACAAAAGTTTCTGTACAATATCCAAGTGATTCAGCATCTAAATTTATTGCACTTTATGGGTTTGATGAATTTTTCACAACATTACCTAAAAACATAACAAGACTTGAGTTTATTGCTAAAAGTTCAAAATTGGATTTAAATATACCTGATACAATTGGTAATTTTACAGATTTAACAGCAATTCACTTTGTTGGTTGTGTTGCCACAATACCACCATCGGTATGTAATTTAAATAAGTTACAGTTTTTATCACTACCTGACAATCCTAATTTACAGAGATTACCAGACTGTATCAAAGACCTTCCTAAGTTGTCTATTATTAATTTAAAAAATAGTAATTCAAACGCATTACCTGAAGACTTAAAAGATTTACCTGAAGAATCTGACTTACATATTTTTCTTTAATAATTTTACTGAATAAATTATTTTTATTAAATTTGTCATATGAATAATGTCGATATAGAAATTTACATGACAACCCTTGTCAAGTTTTTTACACAAAACCCTGACCAACTCAAGCTATTAATTGGTGACAATGACGGCTCAAAGTTTTATCAAAAAATTAGAGAAATTGCCGAAAAAAACCAAAAAGAAGAAAAAGAAATAGCACCAACAAGAAATCAGATGATTCAGGTGATTTTAGAAATTCAAAATAAGGTTAAAAAAAACACCTTAAATAATGTGGTTTCCAATTTTATGGACCACCATATGGGAAAAATTTCATTGAATTAGTTTTTTAATTTCCAAAATTTATTTATCTTTGTACTATGTTAGAAGTAGAAGGAAAAACATTTCATAAGTTTATTGAAAAAAAGAATTACAGAGTTGAACTTTATAAAAACTTCTGTGATATTGACTCAAAACATAATAACAGTTATGAGTCAGTTCATTTTACAAAAAACAAAGAAAAGTTTTATACCGACACCCAACTATTTTCTGAGGATGATTTTGTTAAACATTACGGGAACCCTTGCGCGTCGGTATTTAGAATAAGATATAGATTTTTTATCGAAGAAAGTGAAAATAAAATTTCCTTAAAGTATCAATTATATACAAAGCAAAGAAGAGTCGGAGGTAAGTTTTTTGTTGAAAGAAAAACAACAGAATATTTTTCATTTAATTTCAAAACTAAATTGTTCTACTCAGGAACATTTATCACAAAGAAAAAACAAAAAATGGGAGCTCGCATGAAAGTTAATCCAACTTATGTTGCGGTTCGAAGTTTTTTAAGAAGTGTTCATGTTGATGAAAGCGTAAAACCTGAAAATCATTTTATTTTCTTTTTAGAAAAAATATGGGATAAATTAGGAATTGAAAATCCACAGGATTTTAAGTGGGATTCACCGGAGTCATTTTATAGTTTAACATATTATTTGGTCAATGGAATTAAAATTCCAAACAGTTGGAAAAAATTCACTTATTTTTTTATTCCAAAGAAAGATTTAAAATCATCAAATATGAATTTGGTTGATTCAATAATGAAAAAACTAAATTTAAAAGGGTCAAAAGTTAAACAGATTTTTAATGAAATGGAATGGATTGATTTTGATAGATTGTATCTAACATATAATCTTTTGGGAATTGATAGGTTTAACAAAATTGAAAACAAAGTATTTCAATCATACTATGGTGATGAGACAATGCCAATGGAAATGAATCAAATGGGTGGGTCTTTTGAATGTTTTTATTCAGATAAAGAACAATTTAATCAATATTTCTTGAGTAGAACATTAGTTCCTTTAACTCCAAAAGAAAAAGATAGAATTTTAGATTTGATGCCATATTTTGACCATTATAAATGGAGAACTTTAATTGACCATTTAGAGATGAAAAAAAATTTAATGAATCTTGGAGAAGATGTTAAATTCAAATTCACAAACATTAGTAGTTTTAATTTAGAACATGAAGAGTTCAGTCGCCTTTTACAATCGTACAGAAAAGGTGAAGTTGAAAGATTCTATGGTGATGTAGATAGTTTAGAAACACCAATCGAACACGAAGGTGAAACATATTATCCTGTTCTTTTAAGAAAAACTGCGGACTATGAAAAAGAATCACAACACCAACGAAATTGTGTTCGAGGGTATTCAGAAAGACCAGATTGTTTAATATTCTCAATTCGTAAAGACTCAACAGATGGTGACGATAGAATAACTGTGGAATATAGATACAAAATAGATGAAATATTGAATGTTCAAGAAAGAGCTAGATTTAATGAAACACCATCGTTAGAGTTTTCACAAGTCGCTAAAATTCAACTTGCAAATATTAACTTACTTTACAAACTCGGAACTTTAAAATTACCAAAAATGGTTAAAAAGTATCGTAATGGTAAAACTGTTGAGCAAGAGTCGACATTCAAAAGTTTGGAACACGAAGGGACTAGAGTAATTGCGATGACTCCACATTGGAATTACCCAACACCTGAACTACAGAATTGGCAAAATGATATTTTATACCATCAAGATTATCAGTATTTGGACTTTGTAGAAGATTTACTTCCATAATAATATATTTATTTTATTTACTATGGATAAAATAGAGTTTGTACCTTCTTATGTATACGATACTTTCAATAGTTTATTTGAGAGCGGTATAAGACCCAACTCCGTAAAAACTAGAAATATAACTTCTCAAGGATTAATAACTTTAATGGAAAAAGGTACTGTGGTATGGTCCAATTCCTTATTTGACCAAAAACATTATTATTTAGAGGGAGTTATTAGATGGAGTAAAAACCAAGTACTAATTTATTTCCAAAAAGTTGAAAATGAATCAACATACAAAATAAACATTCTGACTGATGATTTATCAAGAATAGATATTCTTTTGGTTGGTTTAAATAAATTTTTTACAATAGATAATATATGAAAGTTATTGTTTTATTTACAATGAAAGGGTGTCCACATTGTACAGATTTGAAAGAATTATTTCAAAATAATGAAGTAGCATTTATCGATAGAGATATTTTTGAATATGCCGACGAGTACGAAGAATTTGTCAGTGCAAAAAAAAATGAATTTGTTCCTGCAATGATATTCATGACATTAGATAAATCTGGCGAAAACTATAGCGACGTTAAATTGTTGGCTCCTGATGATGATTATCAAGACATTACAGAAGCCTTCAATTTAGCGAATAGTTATGTATCAGAATAAAATAATCTCGTTTAATAAATCTAACTCTTCTATTTTTTCTTCGATATTTTTATTTCCAAAAGTATCAGATAAAGATTTTTCGTCAAATGGAAATATATCTAAAATCATTGATTCCATCCATTCAGTTTTAACCACATGATTATTATTGTTAATTTTAAAAATGATATTTTCTGAATTAATGTTGATATATAATTCATCACTGTAAATCGAAAAACTTAAATTGTCTGATAGCGATTTTGCAAAAATATGGTTAGAAATATAATCACCTAAAAAACTATAGTATTTCTCAATACCATTAGATAAACCATATTTTCTTTCAGAATGGTACTCTAAATTTTCAAAATTAAATTCAATTAATTTATAATTTGGATAGTCTAACCTTAAAACATTACTTAAAACATTATTATCAGAATCAGAGTTAAAAAGAATAATTTTATTATCGTAGTCAAATTTTAAATTAATTTTTACACCACTATCAAAAAAGTTATCAACAAAACCTAAAAGACTTTTTTCTACTTTTTTTGATAATTTATCGAAAGTAAAATTCAAATTGATAGGATTTGTTTTTAATACATCAACAAAATTAATAATGTCAATTACCTTAACCGTTTCATACCTACTATCTTTAAATTCACTTAAATAGTTTCTAAAACTTTCAAGAATATTAACAGTTTGTTTGGCCGTTGTAAAACCATTAACAATGAAAAAACTCCTGTGATTAAAAACCGTTAATTCAGTCTTACATCCAGGAGTTACTTCTTCGAATTTGTTTACAAGAATATTTGCTAGTGTGTTGCATAATCTTTTTCCATCTAAAAGATTATTAATTTCAATTTGTGACATTATTAATATTTAACTTTTTATTTTTACAATCTTATGTAAAAAAAAAATTTAGTTAAATAGTAATTATTTTTTGTTGTAATACTTTTCAACAATTTTTGTAACTGCACTCTTAACAGACTGTGTGTTTTGTTGACTCTGTGTTTGTGTTTGAGTCTGTGTTTGTGTTTGAGTTTGTGTTTGGTTGTTTTTACATCCGCATCCCATGACTTAAAGTTTTAAATGGTTTATTTTAATATAAATATTTTCTTATATTGTAATTTATATTCATTCAAAGATAAATCAATTCTTTTTTTAGATATTTATAACATATGTCATTAGAAAAAATTATAAAAAGAGTCATTTATGAGCAGATTGAAAATGTTATAAGGATTTCACCTGAAGACTTTAAAGAAAATTTGCCCTATTTCAATAGTGATGTTGCATTACTAAAAAAATATTACAAAAATAAAGATATTATAATCACCGGTGATTTAGATTTACAATACGACAAAGAAATTAAAAATCTTGACTCACTTTCTAAAATTGAAGGAAATTTAGATATTAGTTATAGTGACGTTGATGTTTTTGATGAAAGTAAAGCTAAAACCGTTAGAGACTGGTATAGTAAAAGATATTATATAAGACAACAAAAAATACTTCAAGAAAAACTTAATTATTTAGATGAACTAAGAAAGAAAAACGATTGGAATATTGAAAATGGAAAAAAAATATCCTACCGAACAGAGGCGTTATACGAACATTTAGAAAATCAACGTATATTGTCTTATTATGACGATGGCGTTAGTGAGGAGGAAGTTCTTGAGGACAAATATTTTATTTATCCTGAAAATTACACACATTACGGTGGTGGTTTTTTTACTTGGTTAGGTGAAGAAAGTAGAGACACAGAATGGATGGTATTTAGTGAAGATGAAATAGAAAGTGCTGCCAGACGTTCAATCGAGGGAAGAATAGATGAACTTGGATATGAAGCATTTGCTTCTTGGGTTTGGGAAGACCATTTAGATAATGAGTCGGTTAGGGGTTTTTTAAGAGATTATATATCAGAATCATTTTATGATGACCCTGAAAACTGGGGAATTAAAAAAGATTTGACACAACAACAAGAAAAAATTGTAAATATATACAAACAAAAAATTGAAAAATTAGAACAAAGAATAAATAATGAAGATTTAGATGACGAAACCGAAAATAACATCCAAGAAGAAATTGATGATATAACAGAATTAATTAAAGACGTTGAAGAAAACCCAGAAGGTGATTACAACGAAGACGAAATAGAATCGGCAATTGAATCTTATGTTGACGATAATGAAGATGAATTTGTTTCATTTTTATCTGACCAAGGATTTGATAAAAATGAAATTTTGTATTATGTTGATACGGAGGCTGTAATAGATTATATAATTGATAATGATTCTTGGGGTGATATTTTAGGTAGTTATGACGGTGACCACGATGAAATTTATGTAAATGGAGAGCCATTTATTGTAATGAGATATAATTAATTTATTTACTGACCAACATATTTTTCTTATTTTTTATACATGGAGACAAATTGGGTATTTCAAGAGCCAGTAGATTTTGAACACAAACAATATATTTTATTAGGGTATTTACAAAAAATTGAAAAAGAGTTAAACGATTTTAAACTTTATCCAAATTTTCAATTGTTGTCACTTCATTTGGCTAATATAAATTTAGTGTTACAAAAAGGTCAATATCTGTCATTGACAAAAAAATTAAAAGAAAAAGATGAAGAAATTTTATTATCAGATTTAGTTAGTCAAGAAATACCACCAATGACTGGTCAAGAAATCTTAGAATTATATAGAATAAGCAAATATTCATCAGAGAAATTACAAAACTTTTTTGACCATGCAAAGGCAATTTGGGAGTTGGTGAATGATAGTATTTCATTAACTGTATTAAAGAACCCAAAAAAAATTGAAAACAAACAAGGACTTTTTATAATTAGAAACAAAGAAAAAAATTACTTATACGAATTTGTAATTAAAGAAATTAAAAAGGATTTTCCTGATGTTAAATGCTACATTAAAAAAATATGTGAGATTGAAAACCAAGAAATTACTTCGGAGTTATTTGAAAACAAAAAAACTTTAATTAAAAATTTAAGTAGTGAAGAAGTTCATAGAGAACTTATACTATTCAAAGTAAATCACGACGATAATTTTCCATTCAATGAGACATTGATTCCTTTGACCAAAAGAAAATTGTTAAACTTTATACAACAATCTAAAATTATAAATAAGGTTAATTTGACAAAAACAATTTAATAAACTATACTATTGATATGAAAAAAAAAGAAATCATTAAAGAGATTAAAAGTATGGTCAAAAAGTACCCTAACGACTTAGATTTAGGAAACCAAGTGAGAACCTTTTTGTTAAACTTAAAAAGTAAAAAGAGTAATGGGATTTAATAAAAGATTTCTTAACAAAGAACAAATTTTAAAAAATCAACATCATATAATTGAGTATCTTCAAGCAGACGCACTTTTTATAACGGATAAGTTTTCTGAAGAAGTTTACAGATTATTCAAGGATGGGGCAAATGAAAAAACAATAATTGAATATATAAATAAAAATAAATGAAAGTAACCTTAGAATATGTATGGTTAGATGGATATACTCCAGAACCAAACCTTAGAAGTAAAGTAAAAGTTGAAGAAATTAATACAAATGTGAATGAGTTCAAATTTCCAGAATGGAGTTTCGATGGGTCATCAACAAATCAAGCAAACACAGAAAATTCAGATAAAATATTAAAACCTGTAAGATATTATACTCAAAAATCTTTTCCTTTAGAAAATAGCAGGGTATATGTTTTATGTGAAGTATTAAATTCAGACGGTACACCCGACGAATCAAACATTAGGTCAAAAGTTGAAAACCAAGAAGATTTGTGGTTTGGTTTCGAACAAGAATATTTTATTAAAAATTCAAAAACAAATAATATCTTAGGCCACGAAACCCCACATTTAGAACCCCAAGGAAAATATTATTGTGGAGTTGGACATAATGTTGTTGGAAGGGGTTTTGCTGAGGAACACATGGCGTTATGTTTAATGTATGGTATGGAAATAACAGGTATTAATGCTGAAGTCGCATTAGGACAATGGGAATACCAAGTTTTTTCTAAAGGAAGTTTAAAGGCTGCCGATGATTTATGGATGACAAGATATTTTTTACATAGACTTTCAGAAAAGTACAACTATGAAATAATTTTACATCCAAAACCAATTAAAGGTGACTGGAATGGTTCAGGGATGCATACCAATTTTTCAAATGAAAGAATGAGAACACTAGGTGGATATGAATATTTTCAGGCAATTTTCAATACATTTGGTTCGAGACATCATGACCATATTAAAAATTATGGTTCTGAAAATAATTTAAGACTTACAGGAAAACACGAAACACAATCAATTGAAAAATATAGTTATGGTGTTGGTGATAGAGGGGCATCAATTAGAATCCCAAAATCAACCGCCGAAAATTGGAAAGGGTATATTGAAGATAGAAGACCGGCATCTAACGCTGATTCATATAAAGTTGTTTTAGAAATTATAAAATCACTTAAAAGTACGGAAACATTAATGGAGATTACCATGAAAATGAATACCAAAATAAACGTAGATGAACTGAGCGGTAAATACGGAACAGTTACAAATGAAGAGTTGTTAAAAGAATACAGAGAAGAGGAATAATGGTTAATGGATGGGCGTTATTAGTGGGGATTTTCTTTGGTTTTTTAGCTCAAGTGTCAACATTCTTTCAACTTCAAGGACCTTTAAAATATGAATGGATAAAAAATAATTATTGGTTAACCGTGTTGATGGGAATACCAATATCTATGTTATTTATGTATTCTGTAAAAAACATGATAATAGCGTTTAATGGTCAAATGTGGCCTTCAAGGTTGATTGGGTTTAGTGTTGGGGCGGTTGTTTTTACATGGTTAAGTTGGTTAATTTTTAAAGAACCACTAACACTTAAAACCATAGTTTGTTTAATTTTGGCGATAGGAATTTTAATAATACAATTATTTTGGAAATAGAATGGAAAATAAAGAACAGGTAAATCATCCAGAACATTATGGAGGAAAAAATAATGAATACGAAGCCATCAAGGTTATTGATGCTTGGGATTTGGGATTTAGTTTAGGAAATACAGTAAAATATATATCACGTGCAGGAAAAAAAAGAAAAGACAAAGAACTTGAAGACCTCAGAAAAGCCCTTTGGTACCTTCAACACCACATCGAAACGCTTGAAAAAGAAAACAGGTCTTGATAAAGAAATAAATGTTTGGGACGCTCTTACAACACCAAACGAATTATTAAGAGAAACCCTTATAAATTTTATGTGGGGATTTTTAGGTAATTCAATAGTAGTTTTTGCGGCAAAAGAACTGGACTTTATGGTTTTAATTAACTATATTGTTTATTACGTATTGATTTCTTACATTGTTAATAGAAAAAAATATGAAACCATGTTAGGTAAATTCGTTGTATTACCTGGTTCAGCGGCAGCGGGAGCATTTACGGGATATAAATTAGCACAAATAATAGCACAATTAGTATGAAAATTAAAAAAAACATAGAAAGAAGATATAGAATTATTGCGGGATGTATAATTTTATTTTGGTTAATGATGACATGGATGTTAATTAGTGAAGTAATAAAAATGATATTTTAAGATGATAGAAACTGGAAAAATAATAAACGGTGATTGTATTGAGGTAATGAAGACATTACCAGAAGGGTGTATTGATTTGGTTGTTACAAGCCCACCTTATGGTGTGGGAATTGATTATGACGTACATGAAGATGATGTTGAGTTCACAGAATATGTTGAGTTTGCAAAGGCGTGGTTAAGTGAAACGTACAGAGTATTAAAAGACGATGGTAGAATAAGTCTCAATATTCCTTATGAAATTAATAGACAGAAAAAAGGTGGACGAATTTTCTTTGTTTCTGAAATGTGGCAAATCATGAAAGAAATTGGATTTGGTTTTTTTGGTATTGTCGACCTTGAAGAACAATCACCACATAGAAGTAAAACTACAGCTTGGGGTTCTTGGATGAGCCCATCATCACCTTATATCTACAACCCAAAAGAGTGTGTTATTTTGGCATATAAAAAACATCATATTAAAAAAGTTAAAGGAGAACCACAATGGAAAGGGGTCCCCACCGAGGTTGAAAATAAAGATGGTATTGTAAGAACTAAAAATGTTTATGAAGAAAACGATAAGAAAGAGTTTATGGAACTCGTGTTTGGTCAGTGGAATTACTTTGCAGATACTAAATCACTCACCAAGGCAACGTTCTCAATGGACATTCCAACCAAAGCGATTAAAATACTATCCTACAAGAACGATATAGTTATGGACCCATTTGCCGGTAGTGGTACTAGTTTAGTTGCCGCACAAATACTTGACCGAAGATGGTTGGGAATAGAACTAAGTGAAAATTATACAAATATTGCAAGAACAAGAGTTGAATACTTCAAAACATTAGAAACTCTACAAGAAAACCCACCATTATAGTGGGTTTTTTATTTTAATTGGTATTTATTAATATGAAAATTATTATAACTGAAAGTCAATTTAGAATGCTGATTAAAGAATCAGGAATTAGAGATATTAAAAATATTGCTAAAAGATACAAAAAGGCTAAAATTTATTTTCATCAAGACTTAGATGGTGTTACAACTGCAATTGCCATGAAAAACTATTTGGAACAAAATGGTATTAATGTGGTTGATTGCGAAGTTATTCAATATGGAACAAAAGAATTTGCAATTAAAAAACCTGAAGGTGAGGGTGATGTGATGCCAGTACTTGTGGATTTTGCACACGGTAAACCAATGTTTGTTATTCATACAGACCATCACGATAGTCAAGCTGGCGTTGAAGACGATACTGCAACAAGTTTTAGACACGCAAGGTCCAATGTTGAAACAATATCACAAGTTATATCCCCTAAAGAAATATTCCCATCTGACGATATAATGTTAATATCAACTGTTGATTCTGCAAACTTTGCTGTTAATAAAATAACTCCAGAAATGGTAATGAACTTCTTATATAAATTTGACAAAGACAGTTCATTAAAACAAAATAAAATGTTAATGGGATTGGTGGTTAATAAGTTACTTTTGGCTTATAAAAATAATCCTAACTTCATGGAAAGTTTAGTAATGAACTCGAAACCATCATTAATTAGTATTCTTACTAATATCAAAAAAATGGCAAAAGACCAAGATTTTGCATCTATTGAAACCATGACACAAAACCAAGAAAAATTCTTACAAGCAAGACAAAAAGAAGGGGCAATAGAAAAAACAGGAAATGTTATTTCACAATTTGGTCTTGGTAGTATGAGAAAAGGTTCTTATGATAGATATGTACCATTTAGAATACACCCTGACGCTGACTTTTTAGTGACTGGTCTTGGTGGGCAAGTCGGTATGGTTCAAGCATCTTGCAACCCATTTAAAGAAGAAAGAGCACTTAAAGGTATAAACTTAGGTGAAATTAAAGATGAGGTTTTAGAGAAGTTTAGACCTGAATTAGAAAAAGAAATACTAAGTTTTAGAATTATTAAAAGAATCTCAGAAAGAGAGGCGACACCTGAGTCAGTTGGTTTCACATCAAAAGATATGATGGCATTATATGGTAAAATGCCTTCATTTGATTCTGAAAAACAAACTATTAATGGTTATGACTTTTTACAAGCAAATTCAGGAGGACATAAATGTATTACCAACATATCAGGAATAAACTTCTTATATAGTGGATATGATAAACCATACACTAAAGATTTACCTGAAGAAACATTACCGATTGCAAATTACGAAGGAGATAATAATTTTGTTAAAGACATTAAACAAAAACTTTTAAGATTTAGAAAGTTGTCAGAAAAACAAATTGAAGCCGCTCTTAATCAGATAAGAAGAGAAGGTATAAACTTTGAAGATGAAATGGAAAACACACCAAAAAGAACTTATTCGGATTTAGTAAAAGATATGAAAAATACTTTTGTGGATATTTTAAATAAAAAAATTGAAAATAGTTAATTAAAAATGAAACTACACGAAGAAATATCAAGAATGAAATCTATGATGAATATTTTTGAAAGTAGTCAGATTCCAACTAATATTTTATTTGAGGGGGAAACTAAAAATACTTTTGGGAAAAAAATCAAAATTATGGGTTTAGATGAAAATTTAATTGGTTATGCGAATGTAGTATCTTTTGATAATGGGTGGGAATTAGATTATGACATACCTAGATTATATGAAGAAAAAAGTTGGTGCAAAAAAAATTGTGATGAAAACTTTTTTAATAGGGACAACACCACATACATTTACGATGTATATGTAAATGAAAATTTTAGAGGAAATGGTTTTGGAAAACAAATTATGAATTTGGCTCACGATGTATCTAAACAGGAAGGATTTAAGTATTGTACTTTAATTACTCATCGAGAAAACAATACCGCACAAAACTTATATAAAAATTTAGGATACGATTTACACTATTCAGATGACGTAAAAGATTTTTATTTTCTTGAATTGTAACTTTTTGTAAACTTAGATATATTTATATTTATCACAAAAAAATCAAAAAATTTTTATTGTAATGTTTGACAAATCAAAATAATAGTATTAGATTTGTAAAACAATTGGGAAACGACCCATTGTATAATTTGAAAAATTGAAAGTATGAGTGAAGATTTAATCAACATTTCAGAGATTTTTTATTATTTTGACGATAAAGGAAGAAAACTTTATACTTCAAATGAAGTCTTTGCAAGTGTGAGAGCAAACTACTACGGAACTGAAGATGTTTTTGTAGAAAAAGTTTAAAAAAAACTTGACAGTCTCAAATTAAATACATAAATTTGTAAAAGATTTGAAACTTATAGGTGATGAAAGATACTCAGTATTCAAATCACAAACGTTCTTTGAAATTTAAAACGAACAAATTGTTCAAACAAAATTTAAAAAAAAAAGATTAACCCCCTTTTCTTTAAAATTTGTGAAACGAAGAGTTCAATGGGCCGTGTATGGTCCATTAAAATAAACCACGAAAGTGGGATAAAGTGAATCAAAAGTGTAATTGATTTGCGTCTTGGTTGTCTTCGGATAATCGAGGTCGAGTACACAAGCGGGATACCGTTTAACCTTTAGTACCGAGGGCAACGCTGTAGGGAAAGTGGTTAGATGATTGGGCGATGTGGGTCGTCTAATTGAGGTGGGAACACCAATAGGAATAACTCGTAGGAATTTTGCAAAACAAAGTGTTCCAACACTTTTATTGCGAGTTCCATTATTAGAGGATACTTAAAACCGAAAGGTATGTT